TAAAAGAACTAACTCCACCAGTTGCGGTAGAACTGACTTGCAGGTTACCGTTAGCATCCGTAGTCAGCGTTATACCGGATCCTGGCACCAGGCGCTTTATCTTGATATTGCCAGTAGTTGCGCCGCTGTCGCTAATAAGAGAAGTACCAGAAGCTGTACTGGTATCCGTGGCTTCAACAATAACGTCACCAGTTAGTCCGTCGACCGAAGTAACGTTGCCGCTACTTGTAGATGCGATGGTAATGCCGTCGGTTGTTGTAGTAAGGGTAATGTTCGCCCCAGCAACCAATTCCTTTACCAATGCTCCTGCACCACTACCGCCGCTGGCTTTAATCAGCGACTGTCCACCTGCTACATTTGTGCTTGCTACCGACGTAACGTATTGGGGTGCCGAAATTGTACCATCGGAGGCAATAGCAAGTCCGGTGCCTGCTTTCACGCCGCCTAGGTTAGCGCCTACAGGCGCTACCAAAGTAATCAGTCCAGTGCCGTCTACACTGAAGCCGGTACCGATAATTACACCACCGATGGTACTAGTGGTTGCAGGCAACAGCACCTGATTGGCGGATATAGTTAGCGTTTCAGTGTCGGTAGACTGCGTTATAGTGATGTTCTGACCGGCCGTTATAGACTTAATCTGTGCCACACCACCTATCGTGCCATCGTTGAATACCAAGGCATTACCAGTGCCAACAGAACTTACCTCAGTTATGTTGCCACTGGCTGTAGATGCTATCAGCAGATTGCCGTTTGCATCCTGGGTTATGTTTATGTTGTTGCCTGGTACTAAAGTACGAAGCTTTATATTGCCAGTAGTACTGCCACTATCACCTATCAGCGAAGTACCAGATGCTGCATTAGCGTCCGTGGCTTGAATCACCACGTTGCCCATCGCATCTGGTGCCTGACCATCTACAGAAGTAACGGTGCCTGCGCTAATATGGACATCCACCTTAACGCCCCAGACGATTGAAGGGGGCCCGGAGGCTACAGTCCCTGGTATCGGCTGACCGTTACGCCACAACACTGCACTGACAGTCTGAGAACCAAAGTCCACATCTGATGTAAGGGCCGTAGCTACGGTCAGCAAGGAACCATCTATGACGGCTTCACAGATATCGACATAAGGGACGGTGAACATCCAGTTACGACCTGTCCAGAAGTACAAACCTGCTTCTAGTTTGCCTTGTTCATCGAACAAGACTACCAAAGCCACATCTGAAGGAGTGAGCGCTGGAAACGTATCCACATACGGTGTGGTGTAGACAGTACTTACATTTCCCGTCCGTATCGTAATAGGGTAATAGAATACATTATTCATAATCACCACTGTAGTATTTCGTTGACTTTATTCAAAACTGGCAATCGCTGAGGAACCGTTGCAGTAGACCCATTGATTACCTTCGTTGCTTGGGTGAACTGGTCTGCATCCGCCAAAGCATTCATTTGATTTCTATTCCAGAACCAGCCTGCAGAGAGAAAAGCATCCGCTGGTTGACTCACTAGATCAGGATCTGCCATTATGTGACCGTCACCAGAATAAACATCTGCTTCGTACTCCTGATAGTTACCTCGGAACGTCAGGTGAAACGCGCCACGTCCTCTGAAGTTCCAACCATCGCACGTACTAGGATTTCCATTACCATCTCTATTAGCGTATACCAGGTTAGCCAACTTCTGTGGGTTGTTGGTATAGTCAGGAGCGTACGCCTTTCCACTATCCTGTGCGCTCATGGAAAAACGCGAAGGCCATACAGTGACCAACCGTTGGGCTGTTGTGTAGTTTAGATTTTCCGACCAGTAGGTATAACTTAGAGTTTCGAAGAAAGATTGGGCGACAAAGTAACGAACACGGCGTGCATTCTGATCTATTCCAAACCTAGAACACGTTTGATTAATAGACTGGGCTATACCTGATGCATCCTTAAGTTGTCCGTTGAGCTTAAGAATTTGTTCCTCTGTAACCTGGTAGCTACTCATCGATCCTCTCCACAAAGCTAAGTGCTGCTAGTTATCTACCTGCCATTGCCATCGCAGGAGATGGTTCTACAACTAATGTCGTCAATTCAAAATCTGCAGTTCCATCCTTAAATGGGTTGAACCACCAGGATAGTTTAGCGTGAACGGTGTACTCACCAGAAGGTAGGTTAGGTACCTGCATCTGATAGTTGTCCAACTTGAAATCCTTGTTAGAGGACGTCAGCTTTTGTTCCGGGAAAATATAAACAGGAGTGCCCTGCTTGTCGCGAATAGATAAATGGTAGTTTGCCCTTCGGCTATCAGTACGAAATGATACCGGGGTGGAGACTTCGATAAAGTCTCCCCGTGATGCTTCGACAAAGTTGTGTGCTTTGAGGTATTGGACTGGGGGTTGTTCCAAGCTCCAGATAACAGCCGAACTAATAAGTATCGTAACTGCAACTACGGAAACTATGGTAAAGACTCCGTCCAATACTCTCATCACTTTTTGAACCGAAGGGCTCGCTGTGAGAGTGTTCACCTTTGTTCTCCTCCAGGAATATCGCGCTCAGCCGCTTCCTCCAACGGGGAGCGTGGCTGAAGACCCATACGAATACGATAAAAGTTTTCGATTTCACGGAGCAAGCGAGTACCCATCAAACCTGAGGTAGCTATAAGGATCGCTGACAGGGGCCCTTGTATATTCATCCATTCACACATCCAGTTAGTAAGCAGTCCACAAAATCCGGCTGTTACCAAGTCTCTGAGGAGAACCCATGCACTGAATTTGTCCGTGTGGTTAAGGTACTTGACTAGTCCCCCGAGGATAGCCAGGCCCACTGCGTACAAGAGAGTGCTGAGGGAATCTCCAAACGGATTCTTTTCTAACATCATCTATGCTCCATCTTTTCGTAAACCTTCATCATTAAATCTAGTGTGCTATACAGAGCAAACGGTGGTCTTCCTCTTAGCTTTTAGGTGAGACACCAACTGAACAGGTGCTCACTGAGCATGTAATGAAATTGCCTAAAAGCGAATTTCACAGCACTAAGGTTAAGTGTAAATAAAAGCAAACGGAGTACGAAAATGAGCATTCTAGTCGGCTTTACCGTGAGTCCTAGGGCACAGTTGGAAGCACATATACCTAAGGAACTCCAAGTGTTTGTGGAGCAGAGGATGGGCAGCCTGCCAGACTTCCTTAATCAGGAAATGCTACTCACAAGTTTCAACAAGGAATTGAAAAATAAGTTTGGTCCCCGATTCGAGGCTTCGTACCTCAGCGCCGTGACCAATCTTCCTGCAGACGAATACGATGACGAAGTTATGCTATACGTGGACGCTTACACCTACAATACCACGCTGCATTGAGGTCCTATGAAGCTAAAAAGAATATTTGCAATCGATGGTAACTGGTACCTCTGGCGTTCATTCCATACAACCAAAACTAGTAGGACCCTAAATGAGGTTCTGCCCTACAATCTACTTTCCTTAATATGCAAAGATGCGGTTGCTGTTCGTGCGGACTATGTAATGGTAGGTTTCGATGGTAACAAAGTATTCCGCCATACGATCTATCCAGAGTACAAAGCCAATCGCAGTGGCAAGGTTGCGTCACCTTCTGATGATGACACCGACCAAGACGGGACGACGATCAAGGATATGGTGTACGGATGTTTGCCTGATATCTATAACCTGTTCAACAGCGTAGGCCTTGTGTATTACACGCCGAAGAAGCGCGAGGCGGATGATGTGTTGTGTTCTGTAGCCCGACACTATGGTCCTATATACAAGGTGATATGCGGAGCACAGGACAAGGATGCATACCAGTATCTGGAAAATCCTAATGTGATTCTCTACGATTCGAGTGCCAAGAGTAAGGACGGTAAACGCAAACCCAAATACATCGGTCGTGCCGAAGCGGAGAAAAAGAAGGGTGTGAAGGTAGAACAGATGGTGGACTTCCAGACATTGATCGGTGACGAACTTGATAACGTTATGCCAATCAAAGGAATGACGCCAGGCAGAGCAAAGAAGATATTGGCCGAGTACGGATCGATCCGCAACTGGTACAAGAAGGATAAGGAGAGCAAAGCATTCATAACATCACAGCTGGAACGTTTGCGGTTGAACCGTCAGCTGGTGACACTTATGGATGATGCTGTTCCTCCTACTGAGGTAGAAGAATGGAAGCTCCTGCGAAAGAAACCTAATGATAAGTATCTGTCGAGGAGCTTCCATGAACTGCACCTACAACTGTGGCCCAAGACTAAGGGCTTGTTTCGTTAGCAATGTTAAGGCGTTACGTAGGGCCCGACTCGGATAGTAGAACCAGGTAGCACCTCTCCGCTGCTACCTTGGAGAAGTCGGGCACTACCAAATCTCACCACTTCCGAAATGGATGATTCATTGGCAAAGCCAGTGCTAGTCCTGTCAAACTGCCCAAAGAACATATGGGACTCATCATCTGGTATCTGTGCTGTGTCTGCATGCAACACAATATCAGTACCATTATCCATTATGTACAAATAGTAGGTGCCCACTGCGGCATTCGTCATATCCAGGAATGATGACGGGAGGCTAAACTCCTGATGGTTTAGTCTGCCGTTGATCGATCCTACCTGCAACAAGAACTGGTTGTTGATGCTCGACAGCACCAATATCTCCGCTAGATTATTGTCAAGATTCACAGGGGATGTGACAGTTTGGTTACTAGGATTGGCGATAGCAGCAGTGTAACCGGCGACTAATCCATCAATGGTAGTCACGGTACTGGTGCTATATCGGCTGATCGGCAAATCAACCTCCGGCACGTTCACACCACTGAAGAACGGCTGAATTCCAAGTCCACCTTGTTGTGGATTGCAGGAACATCCACTACGACCGATTGAACGAAGCGCGCCCCCAAAACTCGTTGTGACGCCTGACGGGTTCACAACCATTGCCCACACCCCGCTTGTATTGTCACCAGTAACACTCAATGCAATACCAGGAATCCAATAGATATAGGTATTGCCATCGCTCGGGTAAGTAACGAACACCCGACCTGGTTCCAGATCATTTGAGCCAGGTGTACCGATAACAGTAGTGGTTGCCGCACTAAGCTGTTGAAGGTTAGTAACTGACGCAGGATTGGTAAACTGCAGAGTTCCATCACCTCCTATAGCCATAGGTGTCATAAAGAACGTATGCTGTTCTAGCGGATTACTTCCAGTGCCTCCAGTGTGAAGCATGCCTATTGCGCGTGTTATAGTTCCTGCGCTGTTCGGCAAGGGCACGACTTGAATGGTGTAGACACCAAGGTTCCCAGTACCAGGAAACGCAGCCTGAGCCGCAGCTAACACATTGGCCTTCAAGGTAGCTAGCTGGGTTAGAATGTTGGTGCTGTAGGTTCCTTTTGCAGGGGGAGACGTATAGAAGCCATTTATCAACTGCCAACTACCTTGCCTGTACGTTTTGCCGTTAGGATTAAACCTCGCATCGTCGGTTCTATCACTAAGACTAGGGAACAGAAAGTTCGTCGGATTGTTAATATTCGATTGTCCATTGACCCACATATTCAGGAAAGTATAACCCTGACTATTGGCATCATTTGGTGCGCCCATACCAGTAACGTTGAACTCTGCAACGCGGCCGCCAAATCCTGGAATAGCTTCTCCAAATCGCGAATACGTCGCATCCGTAATATGAGAATTAGCCGGAAGTTGCGATACCACCCAGCCTTGTGCTCCGCTACTAAGGACGGCTGTAGAAAGTACCAAGTCTTGGGCAATCATATGGCCAGTGAAGCTTTGAGTCATTTTGCCGCTAGGCTGCACAATTGACGCAGACATTGACGCACCTGTTGGGCTAAAATCAAAGCGCTGAGTCACGTTGTACATCGGCCATATATTCGCTAGCTTATTTGCCTTTGCAGCGGCGGCGCTCCCCTTTTGCAGACCAGTGTTGGTAACACCCCTTATATCTGAAGCACTGCCTGTAGCGGTTATTGCAAGCGTCCCGCTGTAGTACCAATGGTGCGTTAAGGCTTGGCCCCACCTAGTTCCGTGACCAGTGTAGTAATCAGCAACAGGTAGTTTATCAACACAAGTGAGAGGTGCTGCAGGATTTGATGCGACCGTTTCATTAGGTTTGCCAAATGTTGGGGATACACCAACAATAAACGGGAACGGCTGTTGATGGAACGCATCCGCACCGTTGGCCCCAATAGCGTTATACGTTAGGTTGCCAGTTGTAAAAGCTCCTGGGCTGCCTGCAGTAGGCGTAAAGGTAACGTTGTAGATGATTTCAGGGTTCGGACTATTGTTATCTGGCATAATCATAGGGATGACCGCGCCCACGATTAAGCGAACAACACCACCGGAATCAACCTCGCCTTCTAGCGTTGCTCCGATGTTGGTGCTCCACAAAGCATCGATAGGTAACGGCGCTGACAAGGCAACAGGCTGAGCAATCGCGCCTGTCGTGCGATTGTAGACGCGAAATACCGTGCGATCGCTAAGGCCGTTGTCTCCAAACAGGTTAATCGAAGTCCCTGTGGCCTGGCCTTTGGTGCTAGGCCAGCCCACCGTCGTTAGCGTGATAATCTGTGGCGAGTACGGCGTGATGCTCGACGGCAGTGCGGCAGTCGTCAGTGATTCATCCGCGTTCCATGCGGCGAAGAAGTACGAACTTTGAAACCAGTCCATACCTACTGCAAAGAAGAAGGCACCAACGCGTACAATTTTCGGAATACCGCCGCCACTAAGTTTCCAAGTACTTTGGAAAGATTGAACGACCTGTGTGATCTCCATGTACTCGTGTTGCGTTGGGTCGATCAATGTGCCATTGTGCTTGACCCACAGATAGCGGTAAGCCGAAGTCGGTGATGCAGTATTACGCAGTAGCAGAACAAAGCCATTTATATCACCGCCACATATTGCACCGGCCTGCCACACACTACCAGACAAAAAAGGTGGAACATACGGAACAGTGGTGTACTGAAGGGAGACCTGATTATTGGCTCCACCACTATAGTAAACTTGTTGATTCAATCCATCAGTTCGCCCGTATAGACCATAAACTATACCATCCGCCTCTTCGAATTCGTACACGCCTACGCCAGTGCTATCAAAAGTCGTGCCATTCAAAAAGATGAAGCCTTCACCTAAGGTCTTCGCGGATGAAATGTCCATTACATCCTGAGCGTATTGTGAAGTAAAGGAGTTCACTGGTGTAGAACCTTCGGCTCCACCCAGGACGACAACGTTATCGTCGCTATCCTTAGTAAGGAGTTGACCGTCAACTACACCAAGTTCACCTTGGGTCAAAGGGTCTGATGATGTTTGGACTATGTATTGAGTCATATTATATCCTACGTTTACCAGGTCATGGTACCACTGGCGCCGGAAACAGGTATGCCTGTCGCGCTATTTATCGTACCTGCTACAGTCTCATCCGTAAGCCATTTGCTGTTCAAGCGGCCTAGCTGAACAACTGCAGTTCCATTGGTTGTATTAACGTTTATTTGACAAAGTTCTATAGGTGCATCCTCAGGTACTATAGTAGAGGATTGGACTAGGGCAACTTGAGTAAGACCCCAGTTATAACTCACCACCAAACTCCAGGTACCTGTACTGGTCGGCGCGGTTATAGAACCTGCTACTAAGGTTTGAATTACACCATCCCAAAATACCGGGACGTTAGGATAGTTCACTACCAGGTTATTGCTTGATATGTTCGCGGTAAAAGTGTTAGCAGGAACCCTTTGGCTGTAGTTCCGAATATCCAGGTCGCGCGCTAGTTGAGTGATACCGCTAAGCCCATCAGAGGAACAAGGCACTGCCCCCACTAAAACCGGAGGAGTGCCTGAAGACTCTTGCAGGTATATCGACCACGAGGGATCATCAACAATGAAAGCGCCAACTGCTGTATTGATAGGTACCGTGCTGGACAGAAGGTCCGCAGGTACCGCGTGGGTAAAAATAACATTGGTGCTTGTTGTCATGGGGTTCCCCAATAAGCAGTTGCAGGCGCCCCAGCAAATCCAGTAGACACCGGTATGGCCCCAAAGGTTTGAAAGGGCGATATCCTATACCAACTGCAATCACCAGTATCGTCCGTACCTTGTGCCCCAGCTAGGTAGAAGAACGGATACGTCTGTCCGTTAGAATAAACAACCATGCTAAATGTGCCTGCTAGAGGATTAAAGGTACCGCTGTTATCGAGTGCTGCAGTATCCTCGAGAACGGCCGTGCGCGCTCCAGTATCCACGGTAAGCAAGTAGTTGCCATTAGTACCTACAGGACACGTTGTCTCTGGTAGGTAGAATAGCTGACCTAGGGCAAACACTGCAACAGGAGACATAGTAACAGTGCCTCCTGCTATGTTGAATTTAGCCGTCAGACTAGCTGCTGTTTCGTTGATACCGAATTGCGCTACTGGATGGAAGTCAGTAGGTATGTGCACATTCAACAAGGAGCTCGCGTTAGCTACAAACGGAGCTCCGGCACTAAACTTCTGAATATTGCCTGTAGGGTCAGGTGCGTATACCGTCTGGTCTGGTATGTTGATAAATACCTGTCCCCTCAGTAGCGTGGAGGGGACAGCCCCTGGATTATTGGAATACAAATGCTGAACCTTAGCCATTATATTGTACCAGCACTGAACACAAAGTTAGTAAAGTTGACTGCGATCTTTATCCACTTACCTGCAACCACAACAGCCAGGTCATCCACATCCCATTGAGCAGTACCGTCCAGCGAAGTAGTACCTGCGTTGGTACACCGATACACCATACCTTCTGCACTAACCGTTTGGTAGTCAGGGAAGACGGTACCTGGTGCTCCACTTGAGTTATACGAAATATCAATGGTCTGCATGCCACTATCGAGTAGCGCAGTGTTCGTATCGAAGATCGAAGGATTGCCACCAGTCTGCGAAACGTGATTGGTTGAGGCATCCCAGAGACCAGCATTCCACCAACTACCAAGAGTGTTCTGGTAGAAACGCAGACGTCCATAGTTATATGGATCAGTCGGTGGGTTAGATACTGCAACAGGAGTTAAGGAAGCAACGCCTCCGGGTTCTCCAACCTCTGACACAGGTACAGCACCAACGTCGCTTGCAGTCAAAACAGTTGCCTGATCCGACTTGCCGTTGATTGATTGGATCACGGTGGAGACAGTGCCATTCGTTACGCTTAATCCTGCACCTACCTGCATAACACCAAGCTGGGTAGTACTAGTTATAGGCAACGTGCCACTGGTAGTCATTTGTACCCATATCGACCACGAAGCACCTGCGCTGTTATAGCGACGGAAGAACTGAGTGGTGCTAGTCATCAGGCGTTGGATAACATCGCCACCACTGGCCGTAGTAGTCAGTGGTTCAATATCGAGCGTGCCCCCATCCGTTGTAGCAGGATAGTTGGTAAGCGAAGCAACATCCGCATCGAGGATAAAGAACAGTCCAGCTGTCTGCAACGTATTCATATCCGTGCCAGAAGCCACCTGGGTAGGATCCACCAGACCGATAGTTGATATGGAAGGAAGCGCTACATTACCATTAGCATCAGGCGTTACGCTATTGACCGATTTGACCGGGGAGAAACCAAGATCGATAGTACCATCACCTGCGATAGTGATGTTAGAATCTGCCGGAGCCTTTACACCACCAAGCACTGTCGTGGTAGCAATAGGCAATGTGAATGCTGGAGGTGCACCGATCAGGTCAGAGTATTGCCCGGTGATTGCTACGGTGGCCAATCCAGTTATATCAGTAGCCGTCAGGTCAACTGCACCGGTCTTGCCATTAACGGACACCACTGGGAACGCAGTAGGATCAACGTCAATCAAACCAGTGATATCTACTGTCAGAGTGTCACCTATCACCACAGCACCAAGTTGCGTATGTGAGGCGATCGGTATGTTAGGAATGGTAGTGGACAGAGCCTGGCGACCAAAGATAACAAAGGTATCACCAGCAACCGGCTGTTGCATGATAGGTGATTGGAAGTTCAACGTTGCTGTCGAACCACTCTTAACCACCGAGAGAACATAACGGCAGATGCTGTACAAGGCACCAGTGTTGAACTGCAGGATAATCTGGCCAAAGTACGCAGGACTAAACGAATCCAGGTAATCAGACAAGTTGATGGTAACCGATTGAGCCGTGGATGACACAATGGTTGCTACTGCCTGGTTAGCATACTGGTAGGCATCGAAGTTCCACAAACCGTTCCGATCAGTGTACGCCTCGAATGCAGATTGTTGGGCAGATGCTCCACTTATGATGTATGCGTTGGGAACTGCTGTTGCACTCGGCGGCAACTGATCCGGGGACGCCAGGATCGCCATTTGGAATTCGTTGTTCGACGGTATGAGATCCAACCACATCTCGTAGTTGGTTTCGACCACCGACAGGTATTCGTCGATACGAATGGCGTTACCAGTTGCTCCAGAACTAATAGGAATCTTCGGAATCAGTTCATCACCAGTAGCAAGAGCAAACAAGGTGGTGCCAACGAACAGACCTACTTCGCCAAAGTTAAACGGTCCAAGATTGTAGTCCAAGAAAATGGAATACTTGACGACGTTTGCGTTAACAAGCAGGGGAGAACTGGGGACACCACTGAAGATCAAGGTACCGTGGATGTTCGTGTCTGCCGGTTCAGGAATATACCCAAAGGCGGAACCAAGTTTATAGGAGTCGACGGTTACCGGACCTTGATTTGCCTCAAGAAGGGCCTGGCCGGCTGTAGTTAGAACGACGCGCATTTTTCGTGTCCTTCGAATTGGTATTAGTAAATAATGCAGTTCTCTCTAAGTAGAACGCTGTCCTAATGAAATTTGATTGTGTAGGACAATGAAGTTCTACAGAAAATGTGGTATAGGCAATAATGATCAATATCAAACCGTTGTCAAAGCACGGCTTAGCTGCCGATTTCCTCAGAACCTATAAGAACGCGATACGCACAACCACATACTTCGAACGTACCAGTCCATCCCGAGTTTTGTATCTTCGCCCTTCACAGTTACCCTTTTGTGCAATGGGCTTCTTCGTCAACCACGCGACGAAAGGAATGCGAAGACAACAGGACTTCTCCAGCGCCTTCTACACGACTGTAGGTACTGCTGTTCACTCTGTGATGCAGAACTTCCTGTGTCAAAGCGGCAAGTTCCTAGCTGACTATAAATGCCATGAGTGCAACACCTGGCATCGCATGTCCTACAAATATGAGTGCTGCGGATTTCCCACAGAGTACCATGAGGTAGAGATAAGCTACAAGGGAATCAACGGGCACATCGATTGTATCTACCGGGATGCCCAAGGTAAGTTGTGGATCGTTGACTTCAAGACGACATCCATCAAAGGTGCGCCTTATAAGAAACGAGATCCCGGTGTAGCATACAAGGAACAGATTGAGACATATGCTGTCCTAGTGGAACTCCAGTACGGAATTCGAATTGAAGGCTTCGCCGACGAATTTATCATCCGTGATAACCCGATGAAGAATGATCCTGTTATGTGGAACCGGCCACTAACAGACGACATTCGGAAGAGGGTTAAACAGAAGCTGTCCCGGTATAAGAAGATGCACCGTGCGGCCCTTAACGTTAAGACTGAGGACGAGGCGCTAGCCCTGTTTGAATGGGGACGATGCAAGGACACCTACTGTCCTGTTTGTACCGATAAATCGGACGCTAAGGTCAAGCAGAAGCTAGTGGATGCCTACAAGTTCGGACGCAAGCGGAAGCATGTGCCAGTACGTCGGATGGCAGAACTGGAGCAAGAGCGGATTGACGCACTGAAAGTAAATAAGGGGTGATATGGAACTTAAGGAATTCTCTGCCGAACAACATCAGTTGATTGATGATTTCGTTTATCTCTACACTGAACGAAAGAAGAAGGGAAAGGAGCACACCATGTTCCACCCTGAACCAGAATGGCTAGAACTCTTTGAGGATTTTCTTAACAGCAGACGAGGTATGTTAGATGGCGAAGACAGAGAAGCAGCGTGAGCAACGAGTACCAAGCGAGATAACAGTAACCATCAGCCGAACAATCCAGATCCGACAGTATGAGCCAGTGACGGTTACTGTTACTGAACGACACGAATTGGAAGAAGGTGAGGATCCAAAGGTAGTGCGCCTCCAGGTATACAATCAGATAGCGCCGGACGTTGCACGCTTCATGGACAAAGAGGTTAAACGTTACTCCGAGGAAGAAGAATGACCTGGGGCTATAGCCAAGAGACCTGTCCTCATAGCGAGACCCGTCAGGTGTGGGTGGAAGAGGAAGATGCTTGGTCCGGCGAGGACATTAGCCACTGGGAGGATAAATGGGAATCCTGGGACGTCGATATTGACATACATCGCTTCAAGTGTACGAGATGTGGCAGGATCGGATACTACAGTGGCGCAGCACGCGCCTTTTATGAAGATGGAAAACGTAGCCCTGGAATTCGAGGATTAGAATGACATCCCTTTCTTACGCACCTAACCAAAAGCAAATAGAAATCATCGAAGAAAAAGGAGATTGGCAGGTTACTAGCATGTCTCCACTGGAGATAACTCACAAGGACGGCAGCTACGCTACTGGTTTCGCTGCCTCCCTTCTTTGGCCACAACTCCTTATTGAGGCAGCGGCATGAGTACTGGTTCGGAACACGAATACCATCTCAAGGTAGAATCTCGATACTACGATATCGATAAACCCTTCCAGCAGATTGAGAACACCTTCAAGGACATATACGGAAGATATGCGAAGAATGAAATCGTTGAAGTCCGGATCGCTGAGGTGTTGTGGGATCACCTGGTAACAAAGTCGAGCTCCGACTTCCTGCAGAACATAAACCCTGCATCAAGTATTCCTGAACTTGAGATGGGACGCCTAGGTACTGCATTTGGTATACCTATCTGTTCAGAAGCTATTTTGAAGAAGGAACTCCGGCAGATTATGGTCCTTCCGGAATACAACTACCTAGTGTTCTACCGAGACTTTGATATTCTAGGTAATGCGCAACAAACATCTACTGTTGATTTGCTGTCCCTGGCACAGCAGATCGCACAACCTTAAGGAACGAAAATGAAAGTTCAAATCCAAAGCAACGAAGAGGTAACGAGCCTCAAGACCAATCGCCAGTTTCTGGATTCTGCCTTTAAGCCCGGTAGTGTCCATGAATTCACCGAAGCTATGGCAGCCATTCTGTCTGATCACCTGATGAGCTACATGAACACGGAAAGCCCGCTGCGTAAGATCATCCGTAGTTTGGAGCAGGATCGCCTGATGGCAGCGGTGAAGGAAACCACTGATCAATTCTAAGGAGAATCAAATGGTTAAGATTACTGCGGCTATGGCTAAAGAGTGGCCCTTCCCTGGAGAGGCAGTTACGGCTGCTATCAACAAGGAAGTAAAGAAGAACAAGATTGAGGCATCAGTACAAGCGCACAAAGAGGTTGTGGCACGGCGTGCTGTCCCTCAACTGGTTGCTGGTGTTGATTTCTCGAATCTCCACGCAGCGCAAGCTAAACTGACGAAGAAGATTCGGAGTATCAAATGAAGGTTAAAATCAAGAGTACGGACCACTGCCCCAAGATTCTGCTTACTGGTGAACTCGGTACGATGTATGGCTATACCATCATAGGACACAGCGAGTTCAACACGGAGTCGTCCCACATGCCAGAGTCTGGGTTGATTACGTTCACGATCACCTTTGACTCAAGCGTATATGAAGGTAAATAATTCACCACTTTTGAGCGCCGTAGCCTTGTGCTACGGTGTTTGTTTTTGTTTCGTCGTCACAGGGTGCGGTAAGAACAAAGGCACTGTAGACTATCCGCCAGCAGACAATCATCAGGCCTTTGAACTTGGAACGCGAGACCATCCTAAGATGTGGAATACCGAAAAATTCTATTATTGTATTGAAGGACACGAGTACTATTGGGCGGATCGTAGCTTAGTGACTCTATACGATGATACAGGGCGCCCTCTTGTGTGCCCTTTTACGACGTCCAAAGGTAAATAATGCACGTAGAACTTAACACATACACAGACTTCACTGACTTCACTTCCAAAATCACTGCTGTTTCCAGTGCTGGTAACCAAGTGGTTGAGGTAATGATCTCCAAAGAAATATGGGAAAAGTGGATTGCGGATCCTGCAGTCATGATGCTCCTTGATCCAGTTGCCAAAGTGGAGGATTTGGATCGTGGCTGGTTGGCTACTCTGTTCGGGTTCGAGATTACTGGGCAGTTCTATATTCCAGGCCACGATCAATGGCACTGTATCCCCCTGATGGACCCTTATTATATGATTGTATCCCAACCAGTGGCGCAAGCTCCTGACCTTCTTGGATTGGCACAACAGATAGCGACTCCTTAAACATGAGCGAACAAAACCTAACACAAACAGCGTTGCACCTTAAGTATAGGCCTAAGACGCTGGACAAGATTATCGGCCATGAAAGTGTGGTTACTAAGCTGAAGGGGGCGCTGAAAACAGGTAAGCTCCCTTCAGCTATTGCCTTCTTCGGACCGCCGTCAGCAGGTAAGACTACCTTGGCCCGTGCGTTCGCTACTGCGATCAATGGTTCCCTTAATGCAGACTACAAGGAAGTAAACGCAGCGGACGAGCGTGGTATCGATGATGTGCGTGAACTCGTTAAGGTGTCGAAGTTTCGGCCGACTTCTGGCAAGAAGCGCATCATCTTTATCGACGAGGCGCATCAGCTTTGCAGTAATAATGCTGCCGCGCAGGCTTTGTTGAAGTCACTGGAAGAACCGGCCCCTTCCACCATGTGGGCTTTGGGCTCGATGGAACCGTCAAAGTTTAGCTCCACAGTAGGCAAGGCAATCCTGTCGCGGTGTACTCAATTCGTGTTGGAACAACATACTGCGTCGGATCTGTTGAAACAAGCTGTACGTATCGCCAAAGGCGAAGGCATGGACTACGCCCTTGATGAAGAAAAGAAAGCCTTAAAGCAGCTGGTACGTAACTGCAATGGCGAAATGCGGACACTTGCCAATCTGATGCAAAGTCTGCAGCAGTATGTGGACGGATTAGACAAAACACCGAAGAAGCTAACCAGTGAGCATTTGTCGGAAGTAATAAGTACGACAGAATCTTCCGACGACAGGTTGGCAGTCCAGATGATGATTGGTTTGTATAGCAACAAGTTTGCTGTAGTCCAGCGTTCGCTTCTGGATGTATCCGATCCATTCTCGTTTATTAAGAAATGCTGCTGGATTGCGTCCTTCATGCTGAATGTAGCAGTGTTGGATGGTCAGAAACACTCTAAGGTATGGTGGTCGCAGAACAACCGTGAGGTCCACACGGCGTGCAAGGCGCTGAAACTCAGCTTGGGCACTTTAGCTGCTGTTAATGCGATGCTGGTCAAAGTGCAATCGCAATCTCTGTCGTTCCAGGTACCAGCAACGGAACTGCTTTCGATGGAATGCTATTACCACATCAAATCTATGGCGAGCTAATATGACTACCTATCTGTTTAGAGGACCACCTGATGAAGCCAGCTAACTATGCTCCAGTGTATGCTGCGGCTTTGTATCCAGGCTTGGCAGAGATAACGCGTAAGCATGGATATGCTTTAGCGGTTCATGGCTCTTTAGCCCGTGATATGGATCTGATCTGTGTACCTTGGACCATTGAAGCTTCCGAGCCTCAGGTAGTGGTAAATGCTATAACCAAAAGATATGCAATCGAGCAGCTGAAGGACGATCCTTGGTCCTATAAGGAACATGGTCGTATAGTAACTGTCCTAACTGTTGGTTTCGGTGAATGCTTCATTGATCTGTCCTTCATGCCGAGGCTATATGACTAACGTGACCATTGGACCTTACGCGGATCCACCCCAATGGGACAGATACTTCATTAAAAGTGCCGACGGAAGGAGAATTGAGCGTACTCATCAAAAGTTGGCCAATGGTGGCTACCACTACATCGATATCGATTGTTCCACATGTGAATGGGAAGAATGGTTCGAGGTTCCTGACGAGGAAGGCGTGTGGCACGACATTTATCCTGTTTCTTGAATAAGGTTCTTATGGAAAAGTCAAAGGTTGTTATCGATCTAGGTAGCGACGCTGCAGGTGCCAAAACTGTAGAGCTTAACGGCTTTATGGGCCATGATGTATGGTATTTCTGCCGAGATGGTAGGATGATCCGCTCCGTTGAATGGGCTAGCCTTGAATACGATTTGATATCAAAGCTTGTGGAAAAACTTTTGGAGAACAAACATGATTCGGAAATTCGCAGTTGAGATATACAAGGATTATAACGAGGATGTCCTGAGCGCCGTATGTGACGAACTTAATAATAGCCATTGGGCAATCCTCTGCTACATGGTTGAAGGTGCTGCGTTGGATTACGCTAACCAAAATAGAGATAAGGACGTCCCTTATACCGTTAAGGTAGCGCTAGACATCCACGTACTGGAGAACGAATGAGCACCGTCCGCATTGGAGATATGCTGATCTATGAAGTGGAAGTAGATGACGACAAGCCTATTCTCCGTCTCACGTCGAAGGCATTGCGAAGCATTCATTTTTCGAATCGGGAAGATCCTAAACAATATGTAACGTTGCCTTCAATTCTGGCCGATGGTAAACGATTTATCAACTGCCTTTACTTGGGGTCGGATACTTGGAACGCAGGTGAGCTTATTTTCCAGTATGAAAGATCGGAGAGTATTATTTAATGGAAGATTTCGTCATCGAATGGTTAGAGCCATTATACAATGGACTAGGTGCAACGGTATGCCGGGCGTGGGCAAGCGAGGTAGCTAAGGCATATCGGGCTGCGGAGCCCAGATACTTGTCTGATGAAGATGCGGTGGATGATTTTATGGTTATCAATTGGGCGTGTAAGGCAGACCTGGACAAGCCATGGATCCCTCCAATTACTCCTGAGAGTAAAGAATAGTATAGCTAACGCACTCAGTAATACAGATGATCTACCTACATGCCCTTCGACTCCAAGACTATGCGTCCTTCAAAGACGTAACCTTCAAAATCAAAAAAGGACTTACCACTATCTATGGCTTGAACCAAGCAAGCGGTAGCAATGATAACAATAATGGTGTTGGTAAGTCCGCTCTCTTTGCCGCTATACCTGAAGTGATTCACGAGGACCCTATCATAGGGGAAAAGTCCGACAGAACTAAAACAGGTACAAAATCTCTTTCGTGGACAACATCGAAGGGTGATCGTATTGCCGTCCAACGTGCAGAAAAGGGCAAAGGAGAATCCATCAGCGTCCGGGTTAATGGCAAGGACAAAGAACTTCGCACTAGTCCTATCGCTAAAGCCTTCATCCGGAAATCCTTCCCTATCACGGCTTCGGACTACAGCACGTACGTCCACCTGGATTCACGTATCCCCCACCCACTAGTAATGGGCAGCACTGCGGAACGCAAGGGCTTCTTTACCAAGTTCTTTAACTTGGATAAGATTGATGCCGAGCGAAAGCTGTACGTGGCGGAACTAGCAGGTCTAAAGCGCACACGTGCTGCATTCAATGAGTTACGTACCCAGTACGATCGGTTGAAGGAGCAGTTGCTCTCGCCAGAGGACCTAGACAAGTACACTGCATTGGAGCTCAAGTACAAGAAACAGGTGTCTGCTTTGCGCACCGAGTTTTCTGACATACAGGAAACGTTACGACTCATTCAATTTGCCCAATCCTCAGTAGAACAGATTAAAGAACTGAAGAATGCCTGTGGTGGAGATATCACAGAGGAAGCATTCGAGGAACTGGAAAAGCAGAATAGGTTCGACCTCAAGGATACAGCAGAGAAATTGGAGCACGCTGAGAACTGGGAACAGTATCAGCGTGATAGCCGTGCATATGATAAGGCATACGAAGGGTTGTCACCATTGACCAAGAAATGGTTGGCCAAGTATGGTCTTGATCGTTTGAGGGAACGTGCAGGTCTGAATTATGAGAAACGGTTAGAGATTTCAGATAAGCTGAAGAAACTAGCACTGACCATGAGCGAATGTAAGAGCGTCATGGATGAAGGACTGCCACCTAAGATTAGCACTCCTGAAGAAGACGTAGGTGATTTGGAAACACTTAGGCGTGCATACAAACATCAACTGGAGCATGCGCAGAAATTCAAGCAGGGCAAATGCGAGACTTGTGGTCAGATCGTGAAGATAAAG